CTTCCAGACTGCTCAGAACTTCCAAGCAATGCTCCTCCAAGCTACAGGCACACTTGATAGTACTGCTATGCCTGGACAAGTAGCTGCGGGGGAAGCCTCAGGTGCTGGTCTTTCGATGGCTCTCTCAGGCTTGATGAAGAAGAATAAGCGTACCTTGATTAACTTCCAAGAAGACTTCTTAATCCCCTTCATTACTAAAGCTGCCTACAGATTCATGCAGTTTGACCCTGATCGTTATCCTGTACAAGACTTTGTGTTCTTGCCTGTATCTACCCTAGGAATGGTAGCTCGTGAGTACGAACAACAGCAGATGATGGGCTTAATGTCTACCTTAGGAGCTGAATCTCCTATCGTTCCTCTGCTATTACAGGGTGTAATTCAGGGTTCTAGTATCTCTAATCGTGAAGAAATCGTATCAGGACTCCAACAAATGAGTCAACCTGACCCAATGCAACAGCAAATGCAGCAACTTGCTATGGCTACAGCTCAGGCTACCCTACAGAAGACCCAGGCTGAGGCTGCTAAGGCGATGGCTGAGGCACAAAGAGCTGGAGCTCAGGCTCAGGCAATCCCTGTAGAGACCCAAATCAAGGCTGTAGAGGCTGCGAATAAGCCTCAGGGTGCTGACCCCTTCACCCAAGTAGAGAAAATCGCTAATCTAGCCCTTAAAGAGGCTGATATGATGTCTAATGAGCGTATTGCTATGTTACAAACTGCTACGAAAATGCAATAAAGCTTGACAAATTGTAAAAAGTATGTTATAATATAAGTATATATTACCACAATAAACTCTCCTTGTCAAGGAAAAAGAGAATGAATAGAGAATTACAAGATTATTACGAAAACAGATTCAGTATGACAGCTACCCAGGGGTGGCGGGATCTGTTAGAAGACATAGATTTAATGCTTAGTTCCACAGACACCGTCAAAGGTGTAGAAACTGTTGAGCAGCTCCACTTCAGAAAGGGCGAAGTCTCTATTATGACGTGGCTGAAGAACTTAAAACAGTCTAGCGAAGAAGTATATGAGCAGCTTCAGCAGGAAGAAGACAATGCCCAGACGACTGTTTGAATTTGAATGTAAGAATTCGCATATCACCGAAGCCTTCGTCGATGTAGACACAAAAGAAGTTCGGTGTGGTGAGTGTGGCGAGATTGCTACTCGCATTCTTTCCTCTCCTAGGTTGGGTTTAGATCCAATCTGTGGAGATTTCCCTAGTGCTACTGCACGATGGGCAAAGATGAGAGCTGAGAAGCTGACATTGGAAAGAAAAACAAAAGCAAATCACGGCTCGTAAATGGACTCTTGACCACCGAGCTATTTTAAATGTCCTAAAATCGCATTGCGACAGGAGAATATACATGGCTGCTAATTTTATCGAACTGCCCGAAGTAGATGCTAACGAGAAGTACGTTGATCCAACCAAAGAAGAGAGTATAACCCCAGACGCTGTAGAACAAACTACAGCAGAACCTGAAGAGGCTGCTCCAGAACTACCTGAGAAGTATCGTGGTAAAGCTCTAGACGAGATTATCAGGATGCACCAAGAAGCCGAGAAGTTAATCGGACGACAGGCACAAGAGGTTGGTGAAGTACGCAAGTTAGCTGATTCACTTCTAAAGCAACAACTCGAAACGAAGCACGACACACAGCCAAGTAAAGCACAAGAGATTGATTGGTACGAAGACCCTGCTAAGGCAGTAAATCAGGCAGTAGCGAATAACCCACTCTTAAAGCAATTGCAAGAACAACAGGCTCAACAAGCCCAAGTAGGTGCATTGCAGACGATTGAGAAAGCTCATCCTGATTATTTAAGTGTAGCACAATCTGAAGACTTTGCTTCTTGGATTCAAGGATCAAAGGTACGGATGGAATTATTTGCTAAGGCAAACAACTACGATGTAGATTCAGCATTAGAATTGCTAGAGACTTATAAGTCTATACGCAACGTCAAACAACAAAAAGTAGAAGCTACTAAAGCTGCTGACGAATCGCTGAAGAAGGTCGATGGAGAAAGCCGAAGCAAGGCACTTAAGACTGCTGCTGTCCAACAAGGTGGCACTGGAGAGTCAACAAAACCTGTTTATCGTCGTGCAGATCTTATTCGCTTAAGAATGCAAGATCCTTCCAGATACGAAAGCATGGCAGAAGAAATTCTACAAGCTTACGCAGACGGACGGGTACGTTAATTTAATTTAATTTTAGGAGATTTAAAATGGCAACAGCAGCATACCCAGGTGGGTCAGGTTCAATCGTAGCAAAAACACAAGCAGATAAATTCATTCCAGAAATCTGGTCTGATGAAGTAATCGCTGCATATCAGAAAAACCTAGTATTGGCAAACCTAGTCAATAAAATGACCATGAAAGGTAAGAAGGGCGATACGCTCCATATTCCTAAGCCAACACGTGGTGTTGCAACAGCTAAAGCAGCTAACACTACAGTTACCATCCAAGCTGATACCGAGACAGAAGTATTAGTTTCGATTGACCAGCATTTCGAGTACTCACGTTTCATCGAGGACATCGTCGAAGTTCAGGCTTTGGCATCACTACGTCGTTTCTACACTGACGACGCTGGCTATGCTTTGGCTAAGAAGGTTGACGACACGTTGTTTGGTTTAGGTAAGTCCTTTGGTAACGGTGACGCTTCTGACTGGACACACAGCACCAGCTATTACATCGACACTTCTACTGGTCTCACAGCTTACGCTGAAGACACTGTAGTTGCTGCTGACGTATTCACTGACGCTGGCTTCCGTGCCTTGATCAAGCTCATGGACGATGCTGATACCCCAATGGATGGTCGTTTCTTCGCTGTTCCTCCATCATTGCGTGCAGCTATCATGGGTATTGATCGTTACAATAGCTCTGATTTCGTTGATGGTCGTGGTGTAAACAACGGTCAGATCGGTCAGCTCTATGGTATCGATATCTATGTAACAAGTAATGCTCCAATCATTGAAACTGATGCTAACAACAGCGTTGGTGGAGATGTTAAAGCAGCTATCTTGGCTCATCGTGATACAATGGTATTGGCTGAGCAGATGTCTGTACGTAGCCAAACTCAGTACAAACAAGAGTATTTATCTACTCTGTATACTGCTGACACCCTCTACGGTGTTAAAGTAGTACGTCCTGAGACTGGCTTTGTATTAGCAGTTAACGGCTAATAGTAGTTCCTAAGACTCTCCAGCTTCGGCTGGGGAGTTTTCTTTAAGTGCATTCGCTGAGTGTATTTAAACAAATATAGGAGATAGATCTTGGCAATTTATCGTGGAGCAGGTGGTTCAGGCGATGCTACTCAAGACGCTGCAAGTGAAGTACTCTTAGCACTACAAGCTAAAGACGCTGCTATTGCGGCACAAGTTGCTGCAGAGGCAGCACAGGTTGCTGCAGAACTAGCAGAAACTAACGCTGAGTTAGCAGAGACCAATGCAGAAACTGCAGAGACTAACGCAGAGACTGCTGAAACCAACGCAGAGACTGCAGAGACTAACGCTGCTGCGTCCGCATCTGCTGCTTCGACATCCGCCACTAATGCTGCTGCATCAGCTTCTACGGCAACCACCCAAGCAACTAACGCAGCTTCTTCAGCGTCTGCTGCATCAACCTCAGCAAGCAATGCTTCATCATCTGCTTCTAGTGCTTCGTCTTCTGCGTCGACTGCTACAACTCAAGCCACTAACGCAAGTACTTCAGCTTCTTCAGCGAGTACTTCTGCGACTAACGCAGCTAACAGTGCTACCTCAGCAGCAAACTCTGCCACTGCTGCTGCAAACTCTGCTACTTTAGCAGCAAGTTTTACCCCTTCACAGACTGGTAATGCAGGTAAGTATCTTAAAACTGACGGAACTAATCCTTCTTGGGATGCTCTTGATATTAGCACGGCTGATATTAGTGGCACACTTCCTATTGCTAATGGCGGAACTGGAGCTACTTCAACATCAGGAGCAAGAACTGCTTTAGGCTTAGCAATTGGTACAGATGTTCAAGCCTATGATGCGGATACTGCTAAGTACGACGACGTAACTGCTAACTTTACTGGTACACTTCAGAATGGCGGCAGCAATGTTGTAGTAGATTCTGATATTGGTTCTACAGTCCAAGGGTACGATGCAGACACAGTTAAGTACGATGACGCTAACCCATCATTTACTGCTACTTCTGCAATCAAGATGCCAGCAGGAACAACAGGTGAAAGACCTACAGGTGTAGCTGGTAAGTTACGCTTTAACTCTACTACTTCTGAGTTCGAGGGATATAACGGAGTTGCATGGTCATCTGTTGGTGGCTCTGCTATCAGTAACGATACATCTACTTCTACAGATATATACCCTGCCTTAGTTAACTCTACTACTGGTACAGCTACAAACATCTACACATCCAATGCTAAGTTATTATACAAGCCAAGCACTGGTGAATTAAAGGCTTCTCAGTTAGTTGCTACGAATGGAATCATTGCTAATAGTGCAACCATCGCAGCAGACTACACAATCGCTTCTGGTCAAAATGCAATGAGTACTGGTGCTGTTACAGTCAATAGTGGAGTTACTGTTACTGTAAGTTCTGGTAGTCGTTGGGTAGTTCTATAAGGATAAGATATGTCTATTGTCTTACAGGGTTCAACTTCAGGTAGCG